AGTCACCTTCTTCTAAGTAAAAATATGTATCCTTTGCACACAAAATTTGAGTTGCTTTTGCTGGAACAGAAATTACCTTCGCAATATATCTATCTGTTGAACCGTCGTAAATACTGACACTAATATCAGCAGCATTTGTGCCATCAACATTTGCACAAAGGATACTATTAATTTTTAATACTTTACCACTAGAAGAAGCATTACTCAATGCTGCGGCGATAGATGCAGTTACAGCATATCTTGCAGTCTTTCCAGTAATTGTTGTTGGACTTTTTAAATTTGGTGCGGCCATGTTTTTATCTCCTTAGTTATATTTAGAATATCATTCCCATGATTACTGGATCTGGTCCTGAACCTCCACCACTTCCAGAGGCAGTAACAGTTGCAATACCACCACTAGCAGTTGCAGTTACATTGGTGCTGAAGTTGATAGCGGTAATTCCTGTTCCAACAGAAGTTCCATTATTTTCAATCTCAATACCTGAACTACCACCCCCACCACTAGCAGTAATTGTTGTTCCACTTATCGATAAACCACTTCCTGCAGTGAGATAAGTTAGTTTACTTTCAGAATCATCCCAGAATACTATTTTGTCCGCACCAGCATCATCAGCACTAATTTCTCCAGATGATACTGAAAGAATATCCCCAGCAGAAGCATTTATTGATACAGTATCTCCTCCTCCTCCTCCAGTTGAAGTGATTATAAAATTACCAGAGGTATTCTCAAAAACTGTTATATTTGATCCTGCAGTGATGCCAGTAACAATTCCAGTTAAATTTTGTCCTGATATTGCTGGTAATGATGCAGGAAATCTAGCATCGGGGATAGTTCCAGATCCTAAATTAGATGCATTAAGTGAACCGACAATATTATATGCGTTAGCAGAATTCGTTACTGAAGAAACTCCAGCAACATCCATGTTCTCATATATCTGAAATTCAAGGACATCACCAACATTGGTATAAGGAACCATGGTGACTATGGTTCCTGATGTAGCAGTGAAGTCAGTTCCACTTCTCTGTTTTACACCATTCAAGAATACATCAATAAACCCAGGATTATATCCTCCAGTAATGGTGAAGTCAGTTGTAATTCCCGATGCTGTATTGACCTGTCTTTTGATTGTGGTAGAGTCAAAATTCTTTTGACTAATTAAATTTGTCATTAGGTTGCAGTCTCCAAAACACTAAGAATCAGTTTTAAACTGCTATTGGCACTTGCTACAATTTTTATCGAATCGTTTGTCTCAAGAACTAACTTTCCATCTAGGGGAATATATGCATCATTCGCAGGAACCGACGCGTTTTTTACAATCTCGGTTGTAGTAGAACTTCTAACATGAGACATTGTAAAGGTAGCGGAACTAGTCGTCACATTCGTAATATGGGCATACAACACAATTGCAGTATAACCTGTGGGTGCAGTATATGGTGTAGAATCACTATCGGTGATATCTAGGGTAACTGTTTGAAATCTATTAAGTGCTAATTGTGCCATTTAACTAAGTGCTAGGATGAAAGGTGTTACCTCAGAGAACAGACTCCTTGAGAATGCTCTACCACTAATTGTACCAGTGTTTTGATTAATTTGTAAGTCATCACCAATCCTGAAGTTTCCTGCTTGATCAGTACTGGTGTAGATTACTCTACCACCATTCTCAGTCAAAACTTCATTTGCTTGAATTGTAACACCACCTCTTTTGGGAGTAGCTGTAGTGATATCATTTCCAGATCCAATGTATTCAAAAGTGTGGGAACTTGCAATAATCTTACTTTGTTGGAAAAAGAATACCGTAGATCCAACACCCACTGTATTGATTAGATTTTCATCAAGTATTAGTGTGGTAATTCCAGATACGATAGGTGTGGCACTATTTATTGTATAGTAGATATCCGCCATATTGGCAGTTGCTGCGGCACTACTTCCACCACCACCAGAAATAGTAACTGAAGGTGTTGATTCGTATTGACTTCCACTACTGATGATTGTAATTGACGAGACAGAACCACCTTCAAGTGTGGCAAACGCAGATGCTGTTTCACCACTAGGACCAGTAGGAGATTGCAGAATTACATCTGGAGTAGAAGTGTAACCACTTCCACCATTAGTAACTGTGATTGATTCTACAGACTTGTAAAGTTGATCAAAATAAACAATCTGTCCATCATAGGGACGCGTCTGTCCAGTTCCAACATTGATAGTTACATTATCTTGTGCCAAGTTTGCAGAAGATGTGACAGTTCCAATAAACTGTTCAGAACCTTTACCATTGGCAACTAAGCCGAAGGTTCCAAAACTACAATTACTATTGGCTAGATCTGCTTGACCACCAGCATGACAAGTTATTGCTTTATCACAACAAATAGTAAATACTGACACTAACTGAGCATATCCTTCATTTGTGACAGCAACACCGACACCACCTTGATTGTATTGAGTGAAAGCATCAACATTCATTGACTTAGTCTTAACTGCTTTATCTCCATCAACTCTAATACCAGTTCCAGTGGTGGTATCACTAGTACAGTTCTGAATATAAGGACCTTTCCATTTACCACCACCAACATTAGTAGCACCAGCTGTTGGGAACGCGACTGCAGCTGCGGGAGCAGTATGACCAGAGAAAGTCATGTTTGCCAGTTTACATCCTTTATTAACATGGAATAAATCTTGTGTGGCGTTACTTGGCAATACCTTACAACTTCTCAGATCATCACCAACAACCGCTACAAATGCAGGAACGACGATTGGATTACTCTCAACATAGTTACCCGAAAGTACTTTAATAACAGATCCAGATTGAGCAACACCAACAGCACTTGCAATGGTTAGTTTAGCATTATCAATCGATGTTCCATTATTAGTATCATTACCATCTTTAGCGACATACAAGACATTTGGTGCTGAGTTGATACCAGTAGCACCAGCATTAATGGTTACATTGTCACCAATGAAAATATCAGAATTTGTAATAGTAACAATACCTGCTGTTATGGTATTATTGTCACCATCAATGGTGACAGATGCAGTACCAATGGTAAGGATTCCAGTAATTCTCGCATCACCTCTCACCAAAAGAGCAGTTGTCGCTGTTCCCGTATTGACTTCAAGACCACTTCTGAATGTCGAAAGACCGAGAGAATCTACATGTTTTACATCATCATATGTAATTGTTCCAGCAACATTTACATTTGTGAAGTTACCAGTTGTCATCGTTATGGCGATACCACTGATGAAACTAGTTTGTGCTATTCCTGGACCACCACCACTCAATGCAGTGCTAGCAATACCAACCCACTTGGAGTTAGCCTGATCATAAATCAGTAATTTGCCATCTCCTGTTGATTGGTCGAATGAGACATCATCAAGGTCTTTGATGAATCCCGCTCCACCACCACCCATGGTGGATAATTGAGTAGTTATCCTATTCAGGAACAATCTGTAGTGGTTAGAAAGATCCTCCAGTGTTGCAAAGTTCTGATCAAGAGGTGTTAGTGGATCAACCTGACCACTAGCTCTTTCTTTTTCCTCTGGCGGTTCGTTAAGGAGATAATTCTCCTTTAACTCAGTTTGTTCAGTTTTGATTAAAGAAGCAAGTTTGGATAACTCTTTTCGTTCTTTTCTGAGAGATAAGATGTCACTATCAATCCTTGAAACATCTTCATCGTAATATTTTATCTCAGGTAGAGTATCGACAGTCTCCTTTAATTCAGTAAAGAACTTAAGAATAGACTCATCTGCCTTAACACTCTTTTCATTGATACTCTCAATCTCTTTCTGAAGAGACTGTTTGAGTTTATTCTGTTCACTAAGAATGGACTTCTTTAACTTTTTATCGTCATCCTTGGATATATGGTGTTGTTCCCAAATTCTACGAGAAACATCTTTAACTTCTTTTATGAGTTTATCTCTCGTCTCTCTAAGACTTGTGACAGTCTGTTCAAAATTCTCAGTAAGATTCTTTACATCTACTCTAAATTCAAATTCTTTCTTCTCAAAATTGTCATTGAGTTCATTGACCTGATAATCAATCTTCTCTCTGATAACATCGAGGTGCCCTTGAACCTTATTGAAATCATCATCAATAAGACTAAAGGTTTTACCAATCCAAGAGAAGTCTGGGACCTCCTGGACCTCCTGAATCCAATCGGGGAAGGTAGGAATTGATTCACTTACCTGTTCAATTCTTGATTTAAGTGACTCAAGGTCCTCTTCATAGTATTTTACCTCTGGAATACACTTGAGCTCTTCTTTAATATCGGTAATTTTGTCATAAATTGAATTAATATCATGGTCATAGTACTTGACCGTAGGAATTTTGGACTCAATTTCAGATAATTTACCTTCAAATTCTTCATTTTGAACACTCAAGACATCAATTTTGTCTGTCTTTGCGTAATTTCCTTGAATTTGTTCAATTTGAGCACAAATATCCTCTAATTGCTCATCATAATACTTAATTTCTGGTATTTTTGGAATATCTTTTCTTACATCATTGACCAAACGAACCAATTCCGACCATTCTGGAACCTGAATAACATCAGTTACTTCCAAAAACGATTCTCCATCGGAATTTTCGATGGTTTGGGTTTCTTCTTCTACAGTTTTTTCTAGAAAATCATCGACTGAGGGCAGATTTTCTTCTTTAAAATCCCCCAATGACGGCAAATCATCAGGATTTTCGATGAAATCTCTATATGAAGGTAAATTATTATTTTCGCGCGACATATCAGTTGTATTAGTAAGAATACTTTGGGATTTCTCTCCCATTCTTACTATTTATCATTATTACCTTTCTTCAATAATTTCTGAAGCTCAGCTGTTGAACCAACAAAAAGTGCATTGTTGACAGTGGTTGGACCTTTGGAATCTTTCTCTTCTTCCACATCCTTGAGTTTCTGTTGCAATGTTAGAAGTTTATCAGTCGCATCAGCAACATTTTTGATTAACTGACCAGCGACTTCGTAAGCTCTTGGCATCTCACTTTCTTGAGCTAGTTCAAGGATACCATCGATGGCTTCCTGTCCTTTCTCAATGATTGAATAGAGATTACCCCTGGTATATTCATAATCTCTTCTGATGTCCTCTTGACCTGACTTTATCTTATCAATCTTAGTGTTTGTATCAACCTTCTGTACCTCTACCTCAACTGGTTCGGTATTGAATGTTTCATCGAGTTTCTCATACTTATCAGACATAAATTAACCTCAGAAAACATTACCATCAAAACCAAAGTCATCACCAATCTCAATAAGATTAGCATCATTGGCTGTGATTGTAGCGACTCCAGAACCCAGAACATGTTCTGCAGCTGTCGAGGTATCTTGACCTCTCTTGACAGTCAGTTTGTTACCACTGACTTTCTCAATATACATTTCTTCTTTACCAATTTGAATGTATGTAGCTGCTGAAAGTTGAGATGCGTCATCAACTTCAATAATTTTTACTATTTCGTCAACATCCTCGGCAATGGTGGTAACATAACTGTCATCATAATCCTGGACAGCTCTTGGTACAACTCTGTATGTGAGGTCTCTTTCTGGATTTCTGAGACCTGGACCAGAGGAACCAGCAACATAACCAACAGTAACCTTTCTGATAATATCGCCTGAAACATCGGACAGAGGACCAAATAGGAATGTTTTAGCTGTGAATGTCAGAGTATATACGAGAGCCCTTCTTGTCTCAAAGTTACCCTCATAATCATCTTCCATGGAGATTCCTTCAAGTTGAATAGGGATATCTCTCTTTTCTTTGAAGTCACCAAGAAAATTGATTGGTAAATTATAAGATGGTTGGAAGTAAGGTAATATTTGTTCTACAATCTGTAACATGTCATCATTCAGTTTTGTCATAACTGACAACTGAATAGTCATGTTGTATGGGACAGGAACATATCCTTTTTTAATCTCACTTCCAGTGGAATTTTTGACTACAAACTGTTGTGTCTGAGTTGACTTTCTTGTGGGGTCATACTGGAGGTCAGTGAACTCAAATGACATTCTCGGAAGAGACATTTGAGTTGATTTATTCAAGTTCGCTTGCTGTTCAATCCTTGCAAGAAACTTCTGAGTAGGACCATATGCCAATGGAACCTTGAGAGTACTGATTTGATTATCAGACTCATTTTTATGTTGAATTTCAATTCCATTAAACATGGATCCAAATCCGATGATTACGGATCTGAAGATTTCATTATAGAAATACTCAAACATCAGTCTAGTCTTTATTTGTTACTATTTAGAT